CTGTATCTGAATTACTTATCAGTGACTCAATCTCTTGCTTTTGTAGTGCCTCTGTATTACTGCCGCCACCTGGTAATGCCAGTTGGCCAGTCATAGTATCACCAGTTATTTGTACATATTTACCAGTTCCTGTATCTATATTATTTATCAGTGTTTCAATCTCTTGTTTCTGTAGAGCATCTGTATTACTACCACCACCTGGTAATGTAAGATTACCAGTCATTGTATCCCCGCTTTTATTTACATATTTAGCATCTCCTGCATTTGAATTATTTATCAGTATTTGAATCTCTTGCTTCTGTAAAGCTTCTGTATTGCCACCGCCACCTGGCAATGTAAGATTACCGGTCATACTATCACCGGCTATTTGTACATATTTACCTGCTCCTGTATCTGAATTACTTATTAGTGATTCAATCTCTTGCTTTTGTAGTGCTTGAGTAGCTGCACCTCCACCTGGTAATGTGAGATTACCAGTCATAGTATCGCCGCTTTTACTTACATATTTACCTGCTCCTGTATCTGAATTATTTATAAGAGACTGAATTTCTTGTTTTTGTAGAGCATCTGTATTACCACCACCACCCGGCAATTTAAGATTGCCAGTCATAGTATCGCCTTTAACTTGAACGTAACGCGCATCAAGCGTTGCACCGTTATCGTCTGTCAAGTCTGGATAGCCTTCAATATCTTCAGGTCTATTTCCAATTGAATTATTACCAGCAATGCGTATAATATTATCGTCACTATCTTTTATAAATACAGCTGGATCAGTGTTATTAAAATTAACAGCTAATTCACCATATTCCATTTGCCCGCTTGTTGGCTTTTTAGCTGAACCAGCATCCAACAGATTAGAGCGCTTTAACTGAATCTTCATTTTAATTTACCGCTAAAAAGCTATCATTAACAGTAATAACTGCTGATAATATTCTAGCTAGTCAGTAATTAGTAGTTATTCTCTTACGGACTAGTTGGAGGCAGTTCATTTAGTTGTGTAATATCAATTCCAATTTCTTCAGTGCCAGAAATATCTCTAACATTTGTAATTGGTAGAACTGAATCAATATTTGCAGTGCCACCTCCGCCAGCAATTTCGTCTGGATTACTTAAACGATAAGTAGGAGGCCCTGCTGCCGGGTTCGGATTAACGACAATATATGTTCGATTGAATTATACTTCAATAGTGCCAGGTGTTGAAACTGCCATCGTTTTATTTATCTGGTACTTTTATTTTATCGAACATTTCTAAGTCATTTAATGATTGAACCATTAGTTGTTTAACCGCAACTTCAAGCAAGTGCTGATACTGTGTAAATAGACGGGTAACATTTATGAGCTGCTTGCGTAATTCATCGATGTCATCACAGTTGTTGATTTCATCATTAATCATACGGAGCCTGAGCTATTTCTCCATACTGATTTCAAAATCTGAAGGTTGAAACATACTATTCTCCTTTATTAGTTAAAGCTGACCCAGTAAGCAGGGCAAGAACTGTGGCAATCATCAAGTTAAATGTTTGCTCGTATCTTTCACCTATCTTAGGGCAACTAGTAAGTCCGCCGTTGTTAGCGCAATAATAAAAGCCCACCCCAAAGAGGCAGGCTTGAAATGTAAAAATTCCTGCTAGTAAATACAGTAGGAACTTTTCTTTCTTCATTGCTTATCAGAGAGCAGCAACGCGGGACTGGAAGTCAGCGAAGTCAGAAGATACAAGGTCGGGGTTGTCTACATCATCACCTGCGTTACGAGGTCCACTGATTATCAACTGCCCCTCCATTGCGTCCCCACCTTTTTTCTTAACATAGTTACCTGTCACTATCCACTGAGTTCCGTCATAGATATACTCAATTAGTTGTTCTGGATCAGTGTTGTCAAACCAAAGAGTACCGTCTGGCGGATCTACTTGCCAATCACCGTCAATTGAACCATCGGGATTTACAATGATTTCCCAACCAGGTCGTTTATCATTGACATTCGGCAGATTACCCGCTGTAATTACTTTACCTAAATCATTTAGTGCTGCAATAATTCCAGCAAAGTTTTGAGGATAGCTTGTTTTTACGTTACCTGCTTGCTCCTGAATGATGTCCTGGATTTCGGCAATGATGCCACCATAACTTTCACGGAACTTTAATCCGTGTTTCCAATATTCTCCGGGCTGCGGCTTATAGATCTGCATACCCTCTGCATTATATGTAGGAGTGTCCATCCTAAACCGCTATCTACTTTCTTCTATTGTATCTATTAGAAGTTGCTATTCAAAATTATATAAGCTACTTCTACATCGTCTAGATTTAGACCTTGTGCTAACGCAAATACAATCTCTAATGTTGTAATTCCACCCCGTCTATAAGAAGCATTGAATTTATCTCCAACTTCATCCATTTCTTTTGATAGCTTTTCTTCAAACTTCTCTCTAGTTTCAACTGTTGGATATTTATCTGGCTCTTTAATTTTAATTCGTTCAATAAACATAGCAGCAATAGAATGCTTGCATGTTTTAAAGCTCATTTTATGTTCTCTACTTTCCCAACTTTCAACACGGCCAGCTGCTTGATTTTTACCTAATGCATCAAAGTCACTTTGACCAAGCACGGTTGGTAAAGGATATCTTCGCTGTCTGTTAATCTTCCGTTGTCCATTATCTTGCGTCTCTTGCGGTGAAGATAGTATTGAATGTGAATGGTTTGGACAACTGCAGCTATACAGTGTTGCGGGAGCAAGTGGATTACCTGATGTAAACACTTCATCCATCCATGGATCTACATCAGTGTCAATATTTAGCCATGGGTTCTCTTCATTACCTAACTTTGATTTCGTAAAACTGTAGTCCGTAAATATCAATGTCCCGTTACCATCAATTCCTGAGTAGAGCTCAACACTGGTTGTTGCTGGTACTGAGGTCAAGATAAGATTATTATCACGTAATGCTACACCAAGGATTGTAAATGGCATCACTGAATATGAAGCTGTTTCTACTCGACCTTCTACAACATCAGCAGTTAGATATTGCCTACCAAAAAACCTTTGATACAAATCTTTTTGATAGACGTATGTCCCTTTAATTAAGTATGTGCATTCATCTGAACTAAATAGTTCTGGTAATGTTGATATGTCATACAGTGATGGGGGAAATGTTTCGGCAGATGCGTCTAGCACAGATACTGATACATCTTTGTTGGTATCTTGTAGCTCAATGCTGAAGTATTCAGTTCCGTCAATCCAGTTAATACTTTCGATTTCTTCTACAGGCTTCTCTACATAAAAATCTGGTATGTATACCACTTGACCTTCTAACTCTTGGTATTGACTTTCAGCTTCAAAATCATCAGTGAGAATACTTGATAAAGGTATGATTACTTCTACTGTTGTAGGGTTAAGAAACGATTTACCTATGAACAGTGCTGGCTTATCTTCATTGTCTAAGACATAGGTTAATGACGCTTCAGTCTCACCATCGGTTAGACGCTCCCCAATCATACGAAGGAGCAAACGTGAATCAGCACCTTCTGTACCTTTGCACCATATCTCTCGATTGGCTTTATTATTTGGATATTTTATTGGGTCATTCTTGACTTCAGTAATGACGCCGAGATCTGGCTTACTTGTTGTTGTGCGTTTTACAACGTAATGGTTATTACTGTCAGCATTTTTGGTGGCAAACTTATAGCCAGTGAATTGTACGTCAATCTCACTAGGAGTTCCCTGGTACAACACTGAATTGATTACAGATTTCTCGTACTCTTGTGTTAAAGCGTTGTATGTTTCTAACTCATACCAAGCAGCACGATTGTAATACTCATAGCCCTTACGCCATTTCGTCCAATCAGAATCTAAATCCCACTTTTCAATGACACTACGTTGTACTGATGAACCGTATCGCCGACTTGACGGATACAGTCCAGCAGCACCTTTACCTTTGCCTTTATCTATACGGCCAAAGTCTTTAAACTGTTTGAAGTCAAATGATTGAGATTTACCAAAACCATTCTCTTTCCTTGGCATCAATAGTAACCGCCTTGTACCCCAAGTAGTGGAGCTTCTAATGCTTGGTCAACTGCTGACTGCTGCTCAACTGCTGCCCACAGTGCTTTACCCCGTGGAATATAGAGAGCTGCAAAACGGTTCTCGCCACTAGGGCTGACTGCTCCTGGTACAGGTGCCAAGACGTAAGGCAAGTCACCATCAGCAATTCTTGTTTTAGTTCCTGCAGTTGTACTGCCAGTCAATGAACCAATGTATACACCTTGCTGTTGACGTAAGTAATCAGAAGCGCTACTTAGATACAGATTAATTTTATAGCCAGCAAGGGTGGTGCGAGCAATTGAATAAACATCTTCAATGATTGCACCATCATTTGTTGTGCAATCTACGACAGGTGCTGCACTGTTTGTGCCAGTAATATCAATTCCTGCTTGTTCTGCAACCGTTGCACCACTAAGGTCGATAACCTCATGCAGTACACGGTCAACCAGCAGTGGTTGCTTATTAGTAGATGTGGATGCCATAGTTATTTACCTTATGCGTTGTTTGGTTTTTGATTGCGACCGCCACCACGGCCTGTGTTCATTCCACTCTGCTGAATAGAAGCAGTTGTATTGCCTGTTAGTGGCATTGTCATTCCACTCTCCTGCGGCTGCTGCATTGGGAACTGTCCAGGGTTGACATTGCCTTGCATTGCAGTTTCTACTGGAGTACCAAGCATTCCCATCGGACCGATCTGATAAGACGGCGTCTTGTCGTTACTAGATGCATACAGTTTTTCTGCACGTGTAGCGGCTTCTTTTGCCACTCCTTGTGCATTCAGCATTTCCATTGACATACCTTCTTGAGGCTGAACAACTGTGCCATATGCCTGCCGATTTAGCCCACGACCTGAGCTTACTTGATTCTGAGGTTGTCCAGAGTTTTGTACAAACCCTACGCCACCCATACGTCCATCAGCAAGGCTTAACCCACCATCGCCGTAGGGATATAAGTTTGTTCCAGTCATCGAGCCAGGTTGAGGTGCACCGCCTCCCATTGATCTACCAACCTGTGGGTTATTCATTAGGTTGCCTGCACCTTGAGCCATGCCAGGCATGGGCTGTGGTGGAATACCACTTGTAGTATCTGTAGATACTGTCTGTTCACCGCTGGGATCTTTATCACCCAATTGCATACGTCGCTTACGCTTTTCTTCGTTAGCCATGTTTTACACCTGATACATTTGTTGACGATTGTTGAGACCCATGAATTGCCCACCATTAGCAATCATTCGGACACGTTCAGCAGCGGCTTGTCCTGCCATTTCGCTGTCAACCTGAGGTTGAACTGTTGCTGAGTAGCCGCCGTCAAGATAACCAGTTTGGTTATGTGGCTCTCCTGTCACTTGATTATCAGCACTGTCTGACATTGGTTTGAAATTACCGTAAGCACCATCCAATGCATCACCAGTTGTGATGTTCACGTTTCCATAACGTGGGTCACGAGATGCCTTTGACGCTTGACCTGTACCGTTCTCATACACGGATTGGACACCCCAAACAAAATCACCACCCATTCCAGCCTGTGCTAATGCAGCAGCTTTTTTGGATTCGTAATCAGTATCTCTACCGCGACCCATTGTAATTTTTTGAGTTGCCATAATTTTCTAATTATTTCCTATGTTTATTCTACTATTAACGCCATATAGTATTAAGCATAATTCGTGAACCTACTGCTGTATCAGCAGGGCCTGGAACTGCGAGAATAAATTCAGAACCTGCTCTATCAAATAAATATCGTCTTACTTCAGGACGTCTGTAGTTTGCCACATAAAGTGTTTCTGCTAGACGGTCTACTTCTCGTAGATAAATTTCCCATGCATACTCGTCACCTTTCAGTGGATCCGTCGTTCGAATTGTCCGTTGGACGTCGCCTGCAATCTGTTCAATCCTACTTGCATTGACTTGACCGTTGTCTAAATCGTAATACTCACTAGCTTGAAATGCTAAGTCACAACGACGGACATGATTAACAATTTGGTTATACCAGAGTTCATCTGGAATTAGAGCCATTGCTTCTTCTAATCGTGCTCTATCACCAGCAGGGATTTGAGAACCTGAGTTAATTCCGATGTGAAATCGGACTTTTGATTTTAGTAATTCATCTAACTGCATTACCCTAGTAACCCTTGTTGTGAGTAAGCATCCTTAAGGATTGCCTCTAATTGCGCTTCGTCTCCAGGCGTCATTCCGCCTTGTGCTTGAATTTTTGCAAGCATTGCTCCTGCAGGACCTGTCTGATTAGCCATTTGGTTTTGAGCTACTGCACCTAGGCCACCACCAAGGATTGCTCCAACAAGACCGCCTGCCATACGAGCACCGGGCTTCATAAGGTGATTAGTTCCACGCAAGTGGCCAATACCTTTACCAACCATATGTGGAATAGCTCCGGTCAATGCACCGAAGGCTGCACCGCCACCTGCCCCGAGTGCCACCATGTCACTAAGGCGTGGACCCTGTTCAGCTTCCTGTGCTGCTTGTGCTAGTAGCACTTGTTCTATACGTGGGTCCATTACTGTCTACACCTTTATTATTAATATTTTAACTAATGAAGATAAGGTCTTCTTCAATTAGTTGTTCCCAATTTACACGTGGGATATTTTCTAGTTGCTTGAGGTTTGCAAACCGTTCACCACTAAGTGACATACGTAGTTCAACAATACGTTTTGCTGTTGCATAACCAACACCAGGCAGACGTTTTGCAATTTGTTCAGCAGGGGCTGTATTCAAATTCAAACGTGTATCTTCAATTGGTACAACTGAATTTGGCAACTCTTCTTCTGGTTCCGGTGCAATCTGCGGAGCAGCAACTTTTGCTAGACGCCCTTTCTCACGGTCATATGGAACTAATTGCTCAAGATTTACATAAGTAATATTTCCCCCAGCATCACGCACCATTGCAAATTCTTTATCATGCTTGTTGATAAACTCAACTAGCTTACCTGTTTTCTTGTCTTGAAATAAGTTACTCATTACTATACTTACCACACTTGTTTATTATAGGCACAAAAAAAGAACGCCTCCGAAAAGACGTTCTAATTTGTTATTGGTTATATATCAATAACCTTGGCCAGCTTCAACAGCGTAAGGGATGCTTACGTCATCAATATCTGGAGCAGGTGCAGGAACGTAGTAGCACACTTCAACCAAGATGGCAGAAGGTGAGTTACGGCAAGCGCCGGCAGATGGATTAAGAGCAGGGATGAGGATAGCGTCAGTTGTTACATCAACATCAGTCTCAAAACTCGTACTGACTGCAGTTCCATCGACAATGCTGTTAAGTGCGGAAGACACACCATCAGCAGGGAAGAAGCCGTTAGCTTCAGCAGTCAATGTTGCTGAAGTGGGAGCATTAATACCCAGGGACTCAAGCGTGATGGTTGCTGTACCAGCGACAGTTGCTTCCTGCAAACCAGGTGCAGAAATAGCAGTGCGGTATACAACAGCATTAGCAGGGATTGTCATAGGACGATCCATGCGAGGCTTGTCATCTTGACGCAGGTCAGGAGAAAGCACTTTGCATTCATAAGTGCCGATAGCGAGAGAACCATCAGTCTCACTGATGCTATCGTTATCTGGGTTGACGAGCACAGCGCCTACAAGGCGGTAAAACTCAACACCGGGGATAGCCACAACACCTTGATCGCGATAAGCGTTCAAGTGGGCTACATAGTTACCTGGAAAAATTACGGACATAGTTAGTTCTCCTATCAATATACGAAAGAGTAACCAACCGTGATGAAATCCTTATTCAGGGTTTCAAATCCGGCGAACAGACTCCAAATCATAATGATGAACCTAGAGAAGTCATCATTGTTATTGAGAAGAATCTGAGCGTTATTACCACCGATACCCACGCCAACAGCTTGAGGACCGAAGAAGATCAACTGAGAAGCTGCATAGTCAGCAGCGCCAGCCGATTCATCAGTAATAACCAAATTATAATTGGTCTCAGGAAGGTTGGTGGACTCGAACCAACGGACACCCTCGAAGAGGAAGCCTGTTGGCATTACGGGCTGACCAGCCACAAAACCGGCTTGACCATAAGCAGGGCCCATTCCTTGATAGAAATTAGCGTTAGGTGCTTGGTTAGGCTGCATGGGGTTAATCATGCCAGTGCCGGGATAGCGAGCAATCTCGCGGAAGTCAGAATTCTGACGAAGGTGCATCATTGCCGTTGGGTCAACGATACAGCGGTAGTAACCATCAGCGAAGGTAGGAACATTGCGCTTACGCATGTCCTTCACAACTTCAAGAAGGTCAGTAGTTACATCGAACTTGGCAGATTCGCCAGCTTCGTAAGTAACGCCAAGGGTGCCGCCGGTTTCGTCCTTGGCTTTGCCACCGGGAAGGTAGTAGCCGCCTTGCTCTTTTGAAGACTTGCCACAGGCTTCAGCCTTAAGCAGTTCGTTTGCAAAGACGCGATCGCGCCAACGACGGTAGTCATCAAGCAGCGTCAAGCTACCGATGGACTGGTGAAATACATTCAAGTTACCTGTATCAAGCAGCAGACGCTGAGCAGTGATCAGGGTTTCACGTGCAACTTTGAAGGTAGAAGGCTGAGCACTGTCGCGGGTATCGGCAGGCCCCGTGTACTCTCTGAGAGTTACTAGTACCTTGTCCTTAACAATATTGCGAGCTGATGCGGTTCCGAGTGTTTGATCTGCGGTACGTTCCCTTGACTCTTTGGTTCCAGGCTTGCCCCAGAAACGGTAGCGATCCAACTGGACCGTCTGACCGGGCTGCTTACTAAAATCGTGAACGACGACGGGCTCGACCGCCATCTCGATAATGTATGCCGGATGAGGGCGATACAGTTCAGCACCAAGAAGTTTCGGGAAGTCATTGTCTATCCACATAGACTTTAACTCCTAATATAATGGTTTTATGAGCGATAATTATTTGCTCACATAGGTAAATAATAGATGTTATATTAAATCAATGGTTTAATATATCGGATTTTTACGTTATGGATTTCTTAGATACTAGTCACTGGGTACCTATCCATACTCTTCCAGGCTTCCAAAGTGCCATTGAATACTACATTTCAAGAGACGGTAAAGTGTTAAGCACCAAAGGCAACAAGGAGCGTATCCTTAAAACTTCCCTAACAGCTGACGGCTATGAAATGGTGCGACTCCGCAAGCGTTTAGGAGACAGAGGTGAGATTGGAGTTGTAGTACATAAGCTTGTAGCTTTTGCATTTCTGCCTCCACCCCCAACACCGCACGGAAGATCTAAAGGTTGTACGTTAATTAATCACATAGATCACGATAGATCTAATAATTGTCTTGATAACCTCGAATGGGCAACCGGTGCTGAGAACTCTTTAGATAAATTAAATTTCAAAGATACAGAATTAGGTCAACGTCCTGAATATCAATCTCATCTTCAAGCCAACCGTGAGTATATGAGGGAAAAAAGATTAGATCCTAATTATCGTGCTGCTGAACGCGAAGCAGCAAAGTCTCGTTATCAGGAACTGAAGCGTGATGACGAAGCTTACCAAAAAATGCTTGATCAAAAGAAAGCTTGGAAAAAAGCTAACCCTGAAAAGGATAAAGAACATCAACGCAGATGTGTAGCTAAACGTTCTAACGACCCTGAACGTGCCGCTAAGCACAGAGCATATAAGCGTAAACATAGAGAAGCTGTTAAAGCTGACCCAGAGAAATTAAAAGCACAACGTGAATATCAACGTGAGTATATGCGCAAAAAACGTGCTCAACAAAAGATAGCTAAAATAGAAGAAAGTGATACCTAATTCTGATGTCAGATAGTCTCGTACTTAAAGGTCTTAAGGACGTTCGTAAGCACACCGGCAGCGAAATGTTGCTCATGCGTCCTAAGCGCGGTGGTGATGCTTACCCTGTGAAGAAGTGGTGGGCAACTAATGCTGCTCAAACTGTTTACGTAGGTTGCTCTGTATTTAAAGTAACTCAAGGTGCTCTTACTGCATATCTTGCAATTGATACTGCTGAAATGTCTTCTATTCGTATTGATAGTGATACTAACTTTAGCTTTAATTTTTATGGTATTTCACAGATTAATCGTGCGGCACTTTTCACTAATCAATGGGAATTGATTGAACACTATGTGTTCCCCAAAATTAGTGGTGGAAAAGTTATGACGGTTACACCTCCTGGAAGTGCTCCCCGTCCTGTTTAACGTCTCATGATTAATTGTTTATTCGCAATTGATTCATAAGACCTAAACTCTCGCCCTATGACACATTCGATGTTGTAGGGCAATCTTTTTGTGTTTCTTGCATGAACTCCAATGTAAAAATAATCATTGGGTTTTACATACATAATGTCAAACGGATGCTCCTCACGCTGTATTGTATATAAACGTACATCGAGCCAATCATCAATAAATTTATTTCCTACTTTTAGGTTTTTTAATTCTACACTCAGTACTCCGTTTTCAATTATAGGTAGTTCATTGGGAATAATCTTAGCAGGCTCGTAACTGTTCACAGTGATAGGGTCTGCATCCTCATCAATTTTTGCAGAATCCCATCCAAAATCATTTTCAATAGCAGTGTAATTAGCAAACGCACAAACCCAGCCTTCTTCCTCGTAGCAACTTTTAGCTACATCGCCGATTATTTCTAAGTTAATTCTAAGAAAATAGTTTTCTGCACCAAATAGTCCTACAGTATCTTCATAACGAAGAGTATACGGAGACACCGAAACTGAGGTTACTGCAGGCTTTAATAGGGATGCACCTTTGGCATAATTTAGTGACTTGGAAGCCGATAAACTTCCAGGACTTGTGTAATCGCTAGCACCATAGACGATATGATTTTGCTGGATTTCCTGTGTAACATCCATCTATATTGTTAGCTATTTCTTCTATTGTATTAAAGATATTCGCTTAAATTTTCAGATTGTTCACGAATAGCACGCATAGCTTTGTTTTCTAAAGTACGCACACGGTCTCTACTCATATTTAATACTTGACCGATTGCGGTCATTGACATTGGCTCTAGTATTTCTTCACCGATGCCATATCTCATACGGATGACAGCTGCTTGCATTTCAGGTAAATCACGAATGAGTTCACGGATATTATCTTTAATCGACTGACGTTCTAGAAGCATCTCCGGTAGCTGTGTCTCATCCTCTAATAAATCAATAAGTGCTGTGTCACGGTTCTCGCCAATCTTAATTTCTAGTGATGTTGGCTGACGTGATTTACACATCAAATCTTTGATATCATCAACTGTAAACTCAAGGTATTCAGCAAGCTGGAACACGGAGGGCATTTCACCGTTGATCTGGCTTAGTTCCCGTTGTGCTTTCTTGAGTTTGTTGAGGTTTTCTGTAACGTGAATTGGTAGGCGTATTGCCCGCGATTTCTCCGCAATGGCCCGCGTGATGCCTTGGCG